CGTGCAGGTCATCGCCGATGAAATGCATTTTTACGAATTGGTGGTCTTTATCGAAGAACACAAAGACAAATACGCTCGCTTCATTCTGACGGGCGAACAGCAATAAAGATACGAGGACAGCCCTAACCACAGGGCTGTTTTCTCTTTATGCGGACTCCGAAAGGGGTCTTTTTTACTGCCATTTTTGCGAAAGGAGGTGGGACCGATGGCACAGAGAGGAAGAAAACCGAAGCCGACTGCACTGAAGGTTCTGGAGGGCAATCCCGGCGGCAGACCGCTGAATCCCAACGAGCCGAAGCCAGCAAAAAAAGCCCCTCGCTGTCCGGCTTGGCTGGAAGATGAAGCCAAGAAGGAGTGGAAGCGAATGGGCAAAACGCTGGAGCAGATGGGGCTTCTGACCGAGATGGATATGGCGGCTTTTGCAGGATACTGTCAGGCTTATGCCCGGTGGAAAGAAGCAGAAGAGTTCATCACCCAGCACGGCACGATGGTGCGTACTCCTAACGGCTATCTACAGCAGGTACCGCAGGTGTCGATCGCCCAGACAAATATGAAAATCATGCTGAAATTCTGTGAGCAGTTTGGTCTGACGCCTTCTGCCCGGAGCAGAATTGTCGGCGGCGAAGGTGCCGCTGATCCGACCGATGAGATGGAGGCTCTGTTAGGGGGTGACGAGTGATGTCGTTTGAATACACACCTTCCCCCTTCATGCTGCCAACCTCACATTATGACAAGAAGAAAGCGGACCGGGCCGTGACTTTCATCCAGAACCTCTGCCATACCAAAGGCAAGTGGGCTGGACAGAAGTTCCTCCTGCTCCCTTGGCAGGAGCAGATCGTCCGGGATATTTTCGGGATTGTCCGAGAGGACGGAAAGCGACAGTTTCTGACCGCCTATGTGGAAATTCCGAAAAAGCAGGGCAAATCAGAACTGGCGGCTGCCATTGCACTGTATCTGCTGTATGCAGATGGTGAAGCCAGCGCCGAAGTGTATGGTGCGGCGTGTGACCGTAACCAGGCATCCATTGTATTCGATGTTGCGAAGCAGATGGTGCAGATGTCCCCGGCTCTGATGAAGCGGTCAAAAATAACTGCCGCCACCAAGCGTATCGTCAACTACAGCAATGCAGGATTTTACCAGGTGCTATCAGCAGAAACAGGTACCAAACACGGCCTGAACGTGTCGGGTCTGGTGTTTGATGAAATACACGCCCAGCCGAACCGAAAACTGTACGATGTCCTTACCAAAGGCTCCGGCGATGCCCGTGAGCAGCCGTTGTTCTTCATTATCACTACGGCTGGTACGGACAAGCAGAGCATCTGCTATGAACTGCATACGAAGGCACTGGATATCATGCACGGTCGGAAGATGGATGCCACCTTCTACCCGGTTGTATACGGTCTGGAAGAAGGAGATGACTGGAATGATGAAGCCAACTGGTATAAAGCAAATCCTTCTCTGGGACACACCATTTCCATTGACCGAGTCCGGGAGGCGTATAAAAATGCGTTGGAAAACCCGGCGGAAGAAAATGTGTTCAAGCAGCTTCGTTTGAATATGTGGACGAACGCTACCGTGGTTTGGATTCCAGAGCATATCTACGACCGGGGCAATTTGCCCATTGATATAGCTGCCCTGGAAGGGCGTGACTGTTATGCGGGGCTTGACCTTTCCAGCACCTCCGACATCACAGCTTTCGTTCTGGTTTTTCCTCCAAGGACTGATTCTGAAAAATACATCGTACTGCCTTTCTTCTGGCTGCCGGAAGAGACCCTGGAACTGAGATGCCGCCGTGACCATGTTCTTTATGATGTGTGGGAGCGGCAGGGTTACATCAACACCACGGAAGGCAACGTGATCCATTATGGATTTATCGAACAGTTCATTATGGATTTGGGAACACACTACCATGTCAAGGAGATTGCCTACGACCGCTGGAATGCGACCCAGATGGTACAGAACCTTGAGGATGAAGGGTTTCTGATGGTTCCCTTCGGGCAGGGGTTTAAGGATATGTCTCCGCCGTCAAAGGAACTGTATAAGCTGCTGATGGAGGGCAACATCATCCACGGCGGCAATCCAGTCCTCAAATGGATGGCCCAGAATGTGGTCATGCGCCAGGACCCGGCTGGCAACATCAAGCCGGATAAGGAGCGCTCGGTCGAAAAGATAGATGGTATCGTGGCTCTCATCATGGGGCTTGACCGCTGTATCCGCAACGGCGGCAGCACGGGCAGCGTTTATGACGAGCGCGGAATCATCTGCTTTTAGTCGGTGACGGAATTCACCCAGTCCATGAATGGGGTGCGGTTATCCGGCATCGTGCGGTTGGGACCGTACCAGTGGTTTACAACTACAAAGGTTCTGCCATCGGCAGTAAAACGATCCTGGTAGTAACGGCGTTTCGCTCCGAAGTGGCAGAGCTTTTTCAGTTCTTCATCGGAACAATCGGCCGGAACTTCCATAAGCACTGCAAAGCCACTACTGCAATGGAAACGGTCGTGGCACTGGTCTGGATCAGTGAGGAGAGCAAGGGTGGCAGAGGTCAGCTTGCCCTGGCTTTTCAGTTTTTCCAGGCAGGCAAAAGCAAAGTCTTTATTACTCATATCTTCAAAGTTTTTCATATAGGGAAACCTCCAATCTGTTGTCTGGTTCCATTATATCAGAAACTTTGCAGTATGTATTTAACCGTTGAAAAATCATATCACGTCTGCATAACCGACTGCGGTCATACACCGTTTCTGACCGCAGAGCATCATACACGATTGGAGGTAACGCCATGAAAATTCCTATTCTGTCCAGATTTACAAAAGCCCGTGACAAGCCCACGGACTACTACAAGGGCGCAGATTGCACTTACCTGTTCGGCCCCACCACAAGCGGCAAGAGTGTGAATGAGTTTACAGCCATGCAGACCACGGCAGTGTATGCCTGTGTCCGCATCCTGGCTGAAGCCATCGCATCCTTGCCGCTTCACATTTACCGCTATACCGATGGCGGCGGGAAGGAGCGTGTGTTTGACCACCCACTGTACCACCTGCTGCATGATGAGCCGAACACGGAGATGACCTCATTCGTATTCCGGGAAACGCTGATGAACCATCTGCTGATTTTCGGTAACGCTTACGCACAGATTATCCGGGATGGAGCAGGGCGTGTGGTTGCCCTTTACCCTTTACTTCCAAACAAGATGGATGTCTGGCGAGATGCCAAGGGTGAGTTGTACTACACCTACACCCGTTCCACCGATGAAAACCCGAACTTCAGGGGCTACGGTGAAGTAACTCTTCGCAGAGAAGATGTGCTTCATATTCCCGGTCTGGGTTTTGACGGTCTTATGGGGTATTCACCGATTGCGATGGCACGGAATGCTGTGGGCATGACGATTGCCTGTGAGGAATACGGTGCCAGCTTCTTCGCCAACGGCGCAAACCCAGGTGGAGTGCTGGAGCATCCCGGCGTCCTGAAAGACCCGGCGAAGGTTCGTGAAAGCTGGCAGTCGGTGTATGGCGGTTCAAAAAATGCCGGAAAAGTCGCCGTACTGGAAGAAGGTATGAAATACCAGCAGATCGGGATTCCCCCGGAGGAGGCACAGTTCCTTGAGACGAGGAAGTTCCAGATCAATGAAATCGCCCGTCTGTATCGAATCCCACCCCACATGGTTGGCGACCTGGAAAAATCCAGCTTCTCCAACATTGAGCAGCAGTCTCTGGAGTTTGTGAAATACACACTTGACCCCTGGGTCATCCGCTGGGAACAGTCGCTGATGCGTTCTCTGTTCCTCCCGGAAGAAAAGAAGAAGTATTTCATCAAACTGAATGTAGATGGTCTGCTTCGTGGTGACTATGCCTCCCGTATGGCTGGTTATGCCACTGCAAGACAGAACGGGTGGATGAGTGCCAACGATATCCGGGAGATGGAGGATCTGAATCCTATCCCAGACGAGGAGGGCGGCAATCTGTACCTTATCAACGGTAACATGACCAAGCTGAAGGATGCTGGCCTGTTTAGCAAGGATGGTTCTGGCGGGACGGCACCGCCGGACACCGATGCCACTACAACGAATGGAGGTTTTCGATGAAGAGAAAATTCTGGAACTGGGTGAGGAACGAGGGCGAACCTGCCGTGCTGGTTTTGAACGGAGAAATCTCCGATGAAACCTGGTATGGCGATGAAGTGACCCCGAAGCTGTTCAAGGACGAACTGGATAAATGCCAGGGTGACATTTCCGTCTGGATCAACAGCCCCGGTGGTGATGTGTTCGCCGCCGCCCAAATCTACAATATGCTGATGGACTATCCCCACAACGTGACGGTCAAGATTGATGGCTTGGCGGCTTCTGCAGCTTCGGTCATTGCAATGGCTGGTACGGAAGTGCAGATGTCCCCAGTTGCCATGATGATGATTCACAATCCGATGACCGTTGCGATTGGCGATACCGCAGAAATGCAGAAAGCCATCGCCATGCTCAGTGAGGTGAAAGAGTCCATCATGAATGCCTATGAAATCAAGACGGGTCTGAACCGTACAAAGATTTCACACCTGATGGATGCCGAGTCCTGGTTCAACGCCAAGAAAGCGGTGGAACTTGGCTTTGCAGATAAAATCCTTTTTTCGGATGACAGCGGAGAGCAGGAAGAGGAACCGCTGGAAGCAGTGATGTTTTCCAGACAGTCGGTTACCAACTCCCTGCTCTCCAAGTTTATTCCGGCGAAAAAGGATGGTACGCCAATCGAACAACTGGAAAAAAGACTGAGCCTGCTGGCTCACTGATCTGAAGGAGGATTTTACAATGAATAAGATTTTGGAACTGCGTGAGAAACGTGCAAAGGCATGGGAGGCCGCCAAGGCTTTCCTGGACAGCAAGCGTGGTGCGGACGGCCTGCTCTCCGCAGAGGACACCGCCACCTATGACAAGATGGAAGCGGATGTGGTTGCTCTGGGCAAAGAGATCGAACGTCTGGAACGCCAGGCTGCCATTGATGCGGAACTGGCTCGTCCCACCAGCAACCCCATCACCAATCAGCCCGGCAGCGGCGCTGGTGATGAGAAGAAAACTGGTCGTGCATCGGATGCGTATAACCGGGCGTTCTGGGACAGTATCCGTGATCGTGGCAACCACTATGAACTTCGCAACACTCTGACCATCGGTACGGATTCTGAGGGCGGCTATCTGGTGCCGGACGAGTTTGAACGCCGTCTGGTGGATGCACTGAAAGAGGAGAACTTCTTCCGCAGTCTGGCAACGATCATCCGCACTTCCAGCGGCGACCGCAAGATTCCTGTGGTGACCGGCCATGGTGAGGCGGCGTGGATGGATGAGAACGGTCTGTACCCTGAGAGCGATGACAGCTTTGGTATGACTTCCATTGGGGCATTCAAGCTGGGTACCGCCATCAAGGTTTCTGATGAACTGCTGAATGACAGCGTGTTCGACCTGCAGGCGTATATCGCTTCCGAGTTTTCCCGCCGTATCGGTACGAAGGAGGAGGAAGCCTTCCTCATCGGCGATGGCATCAGCAAGCCTACTGGTCTGTTCAACACCGCAGAGAACGGAGTGACTACGGCGGGTGCCAACATCACCTTTGATGATGTGATGGATCTGTACCACTCCCTGCGTTCTCCTTACCGCAAGAAGGCCGTATGGCTTCTGAACGATACTACGGTCAAGGCACTGCGCAAGCTTAAGGACGGCAACGGCAACTATATCTGGCAGCCTTCTGTTCAGATCGGTCAGCCGGACATGATTCTGAACCGTCCCTACTACACCTCCAGCTTTGTGCCTGATCTCACCGCTGGCAATAAGGTGATGGCTTTCGGTGACTTCTCCTATTACTGGATTGCCGACCGCCAGGGTCGTTCCTTCAAGCGTCTGAACGAACTGTACGCTGCTAACGGTCAGGTCGGCTTCCTGGCTTCCCAGCGTGTGGACGGCAAGCTGATCCTGCCCGAAGCGGTCAAGACCATGACCCTTAAGGCGTAATGATCTGGCGGTGCTGCTCTTTCGGGTGGCACCGCCTTTCTTTTGAAAGAGGTGAAAAGAAATGCTTGTAACACTGGAAGAAATGAAAACCTACCTGCGTGTGGACTTCGATGATGATGACAGCATTCTTTCTGCCTTCATTGAAAGTGCCCAGAAACTCTGTATGGACGTAGCCCGTATTGAGGACGCAGATGCATTTGCTGATGTAGCAAATGGTCGTATTGCGGTGATGTATGCTGCTGCATATCTGTATGAGCATCGTGAAAAGGCAGACCATCACGAACTCATTATGACTCTCCGCGCACTCCTTTTCGGTTCTCGTAAGGAGGTGTTCTGATGGATATCGCAGCCATGAACATCCGTATCAAATTCCAGAAAAATGCTGTGGTCACCGATAAAATCGGAAACCACACAAATTCCTGGACGGATTATTACTCCTGTTTTGCCACCCTGAGTGACTCTATGGGCAAAAGCAATGCCGAGGATGATGTGGCGGGTCTTACCGTGGATACCTCCGATATCAGCTTTACTATCCGCTATTGCAAAAAGGCGATGGCAATCACTTCTACAGGCTACCGTGTTCTCTGGAATGGAGAGGTGTACAACATTATAAAAATCGACCATTTGAATATGAAGAAACAGGCGCTGAAATTCAAATGCGAGAAAGTGAGGTCATGATTATGGGAAATACAGTCAGTGTCGACCAGATGGCTGATGCCATTATGCAGGGTCTCACCGAGTATGCCGATCTTGCAACTGCGGATATGAAGAAAGCGGTGAAGGACGCAAGCAAGACTGTGAAAAAGGAAATCCAGGCAGGCGCACCGCAGAAGTCCGGCGCTTACAAGAAAAGCTGGGCGGTCAAGACCATGCGTGAAACAGCCAACAGTCTGGAAGTGACCGTTCACTCCAAGAACCGATATCAGCTGGCGCATCTTCTGGAACACGGTCATGCCAAGCGTGGTGGTGGCAGGGTTTCCGGCACGGCACATATTGCTCCTGCAGAGCAGCTGGGCATTGAGCAGCTGGAAAATGCCATTGAAAAGGCTCTTGGAGGTTAAGCACATGGAGAAACTTTTGTCTATTCTGGGTGAAACGCAGATTCCCTTTGCCTATGACCATTTTGCAGAAGGCGAATCGCCGGACCCGCCCTTTATTTGCTATCTGCTGCCTGGTAGCAATAATTTCGCCGCTGACGGTAAGGTCTATTACAAGATTAGCCAGGTGAATATTGAACTGTACACCGACAGGAAAGACCCGGCGGTGGAGCAGAAGCTGGAGGACGCGCTTGACGCAGCCTCCATTTTTTATAACAAAACCGAAGTATGGATCGACAGCGAAAAGCTGTATGAAGTCCTTTATCAATTTGAAATGGAGGTTTAACTATGTCTGAAAAGAACAATAAGGTGAAATTCAACCTTAAGAATGCGCACTACGCCCTGCTCTCCATTGCAGAGGACGGGACAGTGTCCTATGCTGTACCGACCCCTATGCCTGGTTCCGTTTCCATCTCCCTGGATGCCAACGGTGAGCCGGAGAACTTCTATGCGGACGGTGTGGCTTACTATGTCATCAACAACAACATGGGCTATGACGGTGATCTGGAACTGGCGATGATCCCTGAGTCCTTCCGAACCGAAGTGCTGAAGGAGGAACTGGATGCGAAAGGTGTCCTCATCGAAAACGCCGATGTGGAACTGGCGTCCTTCGCCCTGCTCTTTGAGTTTGATGGTGACCAGAAGCACATCCGCCATGTGCTGTATAACTGCTCCGCATCCCGTCCGGGCATCGAGGGCAAGACCAACGAGGACAGCAAGGAAGTCCAGACGGAGACGCTGACCATCAAAGCAACACCGCTGGCGAACGGCATGGTCAAGGCTAAGACGGGCAACACCACGGACGCTACCGTTTACAACGACTGGTACAAAGCGGTGTATATGCCTTCCGCTGCTACAGAGGCAGCAGTGCAGTCCGTGGCTAAGACCACTTCCACCACAACGACTACGGCAAAGTCGGATTCTTAACAGAGGGAGGTAAAGGATTATGGGAATGACAAAGAAAATCCAGATTGATGGCAAGGATGTGGTGTTCAAGGCGAGTGCGGCAATTCCCCGCATCTATCGTCTGAAATTCCACCGTGACATCTACAAAGACCTGCGTGATCTGGAAAAGGCTGTGGACTCATCCAGTGCAGAGGAATCCAACCTCGACCTTTTCTCCTTGGAGATGTTTGAGAATATCGCCTATATCATGGCGAAACACGCAGACCCGACCGCCGTGCCGGATTCGCCGGAGGTGTGGCTGGATGAGTTCAGTACCTTCTCTATCTACCAGGTGCTGCCGGAGATCATTGAACTGTGGGGGTTGAATATCCAGTCCGAAGTCGAGTCTAAAAAAAACTTCGCAAGAGTGAGCGGGAAATGACGACCCCGCTCTTTCTTTTGCGGTGTGTCCAGCTTGGCATATCTATCCGTGATCTCGACCTGCTTTCCATCGGTATGGTTAACGATATGTATGCCGAGAGCGGTAACGATAATTACAAGTATAAAGAAATTGCCACCCAGGCTGATTTCGATAATTTCTAAAAGGAGGCAGGACATGGAGCCAATTCTGACATTCGATGTAACAAATCAGCATATCCGCAGAACGGATTCCTTCCGTGTGGTGGCAAAGAGCAAGAATTATCTTCATGCGCAGTTTTGCTTCCTGACAGAGGAATGGAGCGAAAAAGAAAAGACAGCCTTGTTTGGGAACTATCCCGTGATTCTGAATGGAGATACCTGCCTGGTCCCTTGGGAGGTTCTTAAGGGACCGGGCACATTCTCTGTTTCCGTATTTGCAGGTGACCTTGTCACAGCGGATAAGGTCTTTGTGCGTGTATATGAAAGCGGGTATTGTGAGGAGGTTGTTCCAGGCGAACCTCCAACCCCGGATGTCTATGCACAGATAGTTGCACTTCTGGGGATGAAAGCGGATGGCCTACGATACGAGAATAATCTCCTGTCGTTGCTTTCCGGCGAAAAAGTCCTAAGCAAAGTGACAATCAAAGGCGACGGAGAGCCGGGACGGGAGATTGAATTAAGAAACAGTGGCATTTGTATTGAATGGCACTATGTCGGTGACGAGGGTTGGAACGAACTGGTGTCCCTTTCTGATATCACAGGACCCCAGGGGAAGCCTGGTGTTCCTGGTCCGCAGGGTGAGCCGGGGCAAAAAGGAACTTCCTATCTTGAAATCGTTAAAACCCAGATGGATGAAGTGGCACAGGCAAATACACTGTATTGCCTTGGAACCATTGAAACGCTATCCATTGTACTTCCCGAAAATGCGAATGTGGGAGAAGAGATCGCAGTGATCTGGTATAACGCTGGCATTCCCTGTCAGCTTGCAATTGAGGGAAATACCCTCCCTTTCACCTATTCCCCAAACGCAAATACAAGAAGTGAAATCAATGCGTTGTTTGATGGAATGAAATGGTCTGTTTTGTGGAGCGAAATCGAGGTGGTCTTGTGAGACGCAGAGAAATGATTCACCCCGTGGTGCTGCCAGATCAGTATCATCAAGTAGCGTATGTGGAAGCAACCTCATACTCCAGCTATGTAGATACGGGATATGTGCCGAATCAGGATACGCGGGTTTGCATCACGATACAGCGGATGTCTGAAAGTGAATTTGCAGTTGCCTATGGTACAGAGAGTCCACGTTTTTCTCTCATAAAAAACCGAGTGGACTACGGCGTGAACATCGGTATCAGTATACCGGAAATGACGTTAGGTGAGAAATACCGTGTAGACCATAACAAGAACATGATTCGGATTGAAGAGAACAGCTATAAAATCTCCGGCTATCCCCAGTTCACCGCATCAAAGCCGCTCTACCTCTTCATATTGAACGGATTTATGCGTGCGACCACGCAGTTTTTGGGGCGTATCTACAGCTGTAAGATTTATGAAAACGATATATTGCAGAGAAATTTTGTGCCTTGTATCAGGAAAGAAGATTATGTCCTCGGATTTTACGATCCGGTGACGAAGAAATTCTATCCGGGAAAAGGCACTTTTTCGTATGGTGAATAAGACGAGGAGGTATCTGTATGGCCAATCGAATTAAGGGCATCACCGTTGAGATTGGCGGCGATACCACAAAGCTACAGACAGCCCTGCAGGGGGTCAATAAAGAAATCAAAAACACTCAGGCTCAGCTGAAGGACGTGGAGAAACTTCTGAAGCTGGACCCTGGGAACACGGAGTTGCTGGCCCAGAAGCACAAGCTGCTTGGACAGGCTGTGGAGGAAACCAAAAATAAACTCGAGACCCTGAAAACGGCGCAGGAGCAGGCAAACGAAGCCCTGAAAAACGGTACGATCAGCCAGGAGCAATATGATGCTCTCCAGCGTGAGATAGTAGAAACCGAGCAGGAACTCAAGCGTCTGGAGGAACAGGCCAATCAGTCCGCCACCGCTTTGCAGAAGATCTCCGCAACAGGCGAAAAGCTGCAGACGGTTGGTTCCAACATTGAGTCCGCAGGAAAGAAGCTACTCCCGGTCACCGGGGCTGTTACCGCTCTTGGTACGGCGGCAGTCAAAACCGCTGCCGACTTTGATACTGCCATGAGCCAGGTGGCGGCTGTATCCGGGGCGACCGGGTCTGATCTGGATGCTCTTCGGGAGAAAGCCAGAGAAATGGGCTCCAAGACCAAATTCTCTGCTTCTGAGGCAGCCGAAGCTATGAACTACATGGCTATGGCCGGCTGGAAAACCGGGGATATGCTGGACGGCATCGAGGGCATCATGAACCTCGCCGCCGCTTCCGGCGAAGACCTGGCAACCACGTCAGACATTGTCACAGATGCACTTACTGCCCTGGGTCTGTCAGCCGCAGACTCAGGGCATTTTGCTGATATTCTTGCGGCGGCATCTTCCAACGCAAACACCAACGTGTCCATGATGGGCGAAACCTTCAAATACTGTGCGCCTGTTGCTGGTGCGCTGGGGTTCTCTGCCGAGGACACCGCCGAGGCAATTGGTCTGATGGCAAACGCAGGTATCAAGTCCTCCCAGGCTGGTACGGCGATGCGAACCATGCTGACCAACCTTACGGGGGAGGTTGCCTTTGCCGGAGAGTCCTTCGGCGAACTGACCATCCAAACCACGAATGCAGATGGCAGTATGAGGAGCCTGGGCGATATTCTGGCTGACTGCCGTGTAGCATTCTCCCAGATGTCTGAGTCGGAGAAAGCCGCCAATGCGGAAGCCCTAGTGGGCAAGAATGCCATGTCCGGCTTCCTCGCAGTGATGAATGCCGCTCCGGGTGATATTGAAAAACTGAACAGTGCCATCAACAACTGTGACGGCACAGCGGAAAAGATGGCGACTACCATGCAGGACAACCTTGCTGGGCAGCTCACCATCCTGAAATCCCAGCTGGAGGAACTCGCCATTTCCTTTGGTGAACTGCTCATGCCAGCCATCCGCACCATCGTTGGCTGGATTCAGAAATTTGTGGATTGGCTCAATGGCATGGACGAAGGTACCAAGAAAGTCATCATGACCGTTGCGCTTCTGGCGGCGGCTCTGGGGCCGGTGCTGATCGTCATCGGAAAAGTCATCAGTGCCGTAGGTACGATTATGACCATCGTTCCCAAGATTGCCGGAGTCATCAATGTGGTGAAGGGAGCCTTTGCCGCACTGAACGCCACCATGCTGGCAAATCCAATTTTCCTCATCATTGCGGCGATTGCCGCTCTGGTCGCAGCGTTCATCTATCTGTGGAACAACTGCGAGGGCTTCCGGCAATTCTGGATTGACCTTTGGGAGAACATCAAAGCCGTGGCTGTAGCAGTATGGACTGCGATCAGTGAGTTTTTCACGGCGGCATGGGAAGCCATCAAGTCGGCGGCAGAAACAGTATGGAATGGAATCCGGGACTTCTTCTCCGGGCTATGGGAGGGCATCAAGACCATCTTCACTACGGTCGTGACCGCCATCTCGGGCTTCCTATCTGCGGCATGGACATCAATCCAGACTACAGTCAAAACAGTGTTTACTGCTATTTCCAGCTTTTTCTCTACAGTTTGGAATGGCATCAAGAACATTGTAACGACCGTTGTAACGGCAATTTCCACCTTCCTGACTACAGCGTGGAATACCATCAAGACCACCATCACAACGGTATTGAATGCCATCAAGACGGTCTTCACTACGGTTTGGAACGCCATCAAAACGGTCATCACCACCATTGTCAATGGTATCAAGAATACGATCTCCACCGTGTGGAACAGCATCAAAAATACCGTGTCCTCGGTGGTCAATACCATTAAGAATACGGTGTCGAATGTGTTCAATTCCATGTGGAACGGAATCAAGAATACGATTTCCGGCATCTACAACACAATCGTCAGCGGTTTCAATAAGGCTATCAGCTTCATTACCTCGCTGCCGTCCAGGGCGTTCCAGTGGGGCAAGGACATTATCATGGGTATCGTCAACGGCATCAAAAGCTGTATCGGTGCTATCGGTGATGCGGTCAGCAGCGTGGCAAGTAAAATCACATCGTTCCTGCATTTCTCCGTGCCAGACGAGGGCCCTCTGACCGAGTACGAAAGCTGGATGCCTGACTTCATGGCCGGCCTGGCTAAAGGTATTGAGAAGAGCCGTGGATTGGTGGAGAAGGCGGTGTCCGGCGTTGCATCGGATATGGTCATCAACCCACAGGTCGCTGCGATGCAGATGGCTGGCGGAGGCACTGCAAGAGGCGGTGTGTCTGACGGGGCTGTGTCCAGCATCCTGTCTGGCATCCGTGACATGGTAGATCGTCTGAACCCGCAAAATGCCGGGGACATCGTTATCCCAGTGTATCTTGGCGGCTCCCAACTGGACGAGATCATCATTACCGCACAGCAACGTGCCAGTTTAAGAAGTGGAGGTAGGTAGAATGGCATATATTCAGTATTTGAACTTCAACGGCGAAAATCTGCCCCTTCCGACTTCTTATAGCATGACTTTGAATGATGTGGAGGCAGATTCTTCTGGCGAGACCGAAGCCGGAACGACCCAAAGAGATGTTATCCGAAGTGGGGTCGTAAAGATACAGGTATCTTTCCAGGTTAGCCCGAACTGGCTCCGGCGGCTCTCTGCATTCCGAAGGGAGCCTATTTTAACCGTGAGATATTTTGATACAGAGACACTGGATTTCAAAGTAACGCAGATGTATATCGATGGATTTAAAAGCACATTGGAAAAGGACACCTCCTACAAAGGGCTGTGGAAGGTGTCCTTTGACCTGAATGAGTATTGATGGGAGGGATGGTATGTATCCAGTTTCAGATGAATACAGACGGCTGATTGCCGAACCCTCCCGGAAGTATTTCTGGACAGGAACAATCGTTACAAAAGTCGGAAAAGAGTATCCATTTCAAAACAGCGACATCGTGAAGGGGTCTGGGTACATCGTCCGGCAATGCTCTGGCTCTTCGGAGATTGAACTGGGAACGGTGTATGCGGCGGAACTGGGGATTTCTCTGTTCTCCAATGTGGACAGATATACCTTGGATGATGCCTGCATCACCTTGGACTTCCATTTGGAACTTTCTGATGGAAGCACAGAAACCGTGCCGATGGGAGTGTTCTATGTAGCAGAAGCGAACCGCCGCATTAAGACCCTGGAGATAAAAGCCTATGACGCAATGCTCAATCTGGATAAGGACTTCAATAAGGGCTTATCCAGTGCTTTCCCCTATGATTTTCTCTCTATTCTGTCAAAAGCCTGTCATGTGGAACTGGCCCAGACACAGGAGGAGATTGAAGCACTCCCCAATGGCGGAGAACTCTTTGGTATCTACCAGGAAAACGACATCGAATCCTGGCGTGATTTTCTGTACTATCTGGCCCAGGCATTGGGGTGCTTTGCCACGATTGACCGATACGGGAAACTGCTTCTTGTCCCATATGGCAACACGGCATCCAAATCGGTGGACAGCCGACATCGGTTCAGCAGTAGCTTCTCAGATTTTGTGACCCGATACACTGCGGTCAGTTCCACAAACAAGAAAACGGAAACGGCGGAGTATTATGCGAAAGACCCGGATGATGGGCTGACGATGAATTTGGGGGTAAACCCTCTGCTGCAGTTCGGTCTGGATGAAACCAGGGAGCGTATCATCAACACCATTTTGGATGCGATTTCCGTGGTGGATTATGTACCGTTTGATTCGGACACCATTGGCGATCCGGCTCTTGACCTTGGGGATGTCCTAAAATTCACGGGTGGTCATGCGGACGAAACCAAAATCTCCGCCATTACTTACATCAACACCAAAATCAATGGAAAGCAGTCCATTCGGTGTGTAGGCAAAAACCCAAGGCTGTCCGAGGCAAAGAGTAAGAACGACAAAAACATCAGCGGACTCATCAGTTCCATCAATGCCAGCAGGCTCAGCATCTATTCGTTCACCAACGCCTTTGAACTGGAAATCGGCAGTGAACGGTTCCCGATCATCAATATGGAATTTGCCTCCGGCGATGAGACGAATGCAGAGTTCCATGCCGAAGCGATTCTCCACGTCACCACTGATCCCCTGGAACGGAACCTTACCGCAGAGGCAACTGTGGATTTGGGAACGACTACGGATGAGGACGGTAATGAGGTTGAAAACAAGAAAGTCGTTTCCTTCCCACTCAGCTGGAGTGAGGATGGAAAGGCCGGCGTCATCGTTACCTATATGCTGGACGGGCATGAGGTGGAGGAGTTCCATCCGATGGAAACCTGGTCAAGCGGTGACCATTTGCTGAACCTGTATTATCCCATCATCGAACTGGAAGCGAATCAGCTGCATACCTTTGATGTGCTGCTGACCATGACAAACGGAACGGCGGTGATCGGGGTACAGAACATCATGGCGACCATCTCCGGGCAGGGACTTGGTGTGCAGGAACGCTGGGATGGGCGCATCACGGCGGATGACACTCTGCCTCGTTTGCTTCTTACTTCTATGGAAACGCATACGCTGCACGATGCTCTATCTCTGGAATTTATTGTACCGGGGCGTACCGGGCTTACGGACAGCATTGCGTCCATTGCCCTTACGGGAATGCCCCTGCATACCATCCGGGATGACCTTCGCCTGTTTGCGCCGATTGTCCGGGATGTCGTGGAAACAGCGGATGCCAGGAAGATGGCATACCAGAAGAAGTATGTGCTGGATGTGGATGTGTTCTCCCTCCGCAAGGATTATGAGATGTTCGGCACTGTGGAGTCCAGGCTGAACCGTGGCCGCATGATACGGCTCACCATTCCGTCTGCTCCATTTGAAGCCCTCACATCCATTACAGTCCTTCCCTTTGACACGCTGCCTTTCGTAAACAAGTATGTTCTGTATGCGCTCAACCTTGTCCTCAGTGATTTTACCAGAGTCGAGGGTGAGCAGATCGTGATGAGGGGCAGTTACGATGAACGAATCACTGGCGTGGACATGGAGATTGACCGTGGCAGGCTGGCAGCATTTTCTCTTGGGCTTGGCAACATGGAATCAATCGAAAAACTGGAGGTAACCAATGCTTGATTATGGAACAATAGATGACATTCTGAAAAGCACAGAAAATATGACTGTGCTGAGAAATTCACTGAACGATGATAGCACTGACACGATTGATGGTGTGGACTGGTTCCAGTACAACGGAAAGACGGCATCCACGCTGTATGTCAGCGGCAACTCATGGATGGGCATCGGGGAAAATACCGAGCATCTGCGGATTGTCCGCCGGGATGCAGACCTTATGACCCTGCGCAGAGAGGAAGGAACGCTCTGGGGCACCTTCCGATTTCTCCGTGTCCGCTGGGAGGGATACTCGGTACATGGAAACCGTATCGATGCTACCAGGCTTGTCTGGGATGTGATCTTCTTTGATACGGGCGATATCTGCGTTTCATTTGAGACCGTACCGACCAATAGCAGCTATCTTGCGGATTCCAATCTGGTGACGGGGGCTGGTTCCATTTCTTTTGTCCCTCTTTCCGGGAACATCATTTCCTTCAAGCCGCAAGACGAGACGGGAACGACCTTCGAACTGAAAGACCACGCCCCAGCTTTTCTGGACCCGTACAACCGCCGTTATCTGGTTACAGATGCCAGCGGTACTTTGTACACGGTGGCGGATGGAGCGCTTGTAAAGATGGAGGAAACGGAACTCACCGCCGAGGTATTTGAAACCTACGGAGTTCAGGACATTCCAGACGGAAATCTGCTGGTGGCACTCACAGACCCAACGATTCTATACTGGCACGACTCCGAGAACCGCTTCCCGGATTTCAAGGCGACCTACACAGGCGTTCCCATTCCACAGGTGCTTTACTCGGAGAACATCGATATGTCCGATGCCACGATCCTCGGCATCGAAAAGGTAACGGCTGACTGCGATGACCATGTCCTTTTTGCAGTTTCCTTTGACGATGGAGAGTCCTGGTGGGGCTGTGTGGACGCTGTGTGGGCACGGCTGTCAGAAGAAAAGTCTGGTATGTCGAAGGCTGCCTTGGAAGCAATCAGCGTGGATTCATGGGCAGAAAAGGCAGTGACCGGGCAGATCAAGTACCGCTTTGTCATCAGCGGTGCAGACGGCTATCTGAAATCTATTACAACGGACTATCTGAATACGGAGGAATGATGATGCTACGAGGAAAAAGTGTAATTGAACTGACCAACGTTCATACGGGTCAGAAAGAAGTATATGAGGATACCAACCTGGTCACAGAAGCCGTCATGGATATCCTCAACACCAATATCATGGGGATTCTCTATGACAGCACTGGCTTCAACAATTCGAATGGTGATGCGTGGAAACTTCCCCTAAAGAAAAACATCATGGGCGGTATCCTATTATACCAGAATGAGATTGAAGAGCGCACCGACAATCTCTATGCCCCGCTGGACAACCCTCTCATCGGCTATGCTTCCGATGATGCCAATAACACGGAGGATGTCCGGCGTGGCAGCCGGAACCTGACAGAGAGTAAGGTCGTGGACGGCGGTTATCGTTTTGTCTGGGACTTCGCAACCTCTCAGGCAAACGGCACCATTTCTGCGGTCTGCATTTCTAATACCCTGGCCGGAAGAGGAACGCAGTTTGCCAACAATTATATGGTTCGGCTTGGAACCTATTCCTGCGCATCGAATGTGTATTCACAGGAAGCCTACCGGGGAAACAAGCGCCTTTTTATCGAGGAAGGTTACCGTCTGGAGATGACCACTTACTATGATTCCACACAGGCAACTTTGCGGAAATATATGGACGATTTCCTCCATGCGAGTTTGGTAGACAGGCCGCTGACGAGAGTGGTTCTGGAGTCTCAGGAGGAAACGACCATCGAACTGGGGCATTACCCTCTGTACACCCATTACACGGGCGGCAGCAAGGACGGCACGGAGGCTCCTTACAGTTCCAGTCATGACGTAAGAAACTATCTGTATCATGGTGCTGATGGGAAATGGTATGGAATTGTTCGCAGGGATAACCAGTCGTACAGCTACACCAACAATGGTAGAGATTATTACACCCATGTCAGCTACGAGTGGTTTATGGATACGATTGACGGCGACAGCTGTAAGACCCAGAAAATTGTTGTCCCAAGCGGAATTACCGAGTTTTACAGCATCGGCATGAGCGGCAAGTGGCTCATGTGCTATTCCGGCAAAACTATCTATCGTATCGATACCACCAATGTGGCCAACATCGAAGTCGTACCAGGCATCGAATACACCTCATCGTACCATCTGACCTATATCGTGGACGATGATATCGTCATCAACGGCTGGTACTTCCTGAATGGTGAGCCGAAGCTGTACGTCCGGGAAACGCCGGAAAACAGCTATGTGGCGTGGGGTCGGAATCAGATGTCCCGGTATAAGACCTTTGCAGTCAGAGAGTGGATGTACCGCTATTCGGACTATGTTCTGTATAAAGAACTCTATCTGTACACGCCATACCTGGCAACCATCAACAACCTTGGTACCCCGGTTATCAAAACGGCGGACAAGACAATGAAAATCACTTACACCATCACGGAAGAGTGACGATGTGCATCTTTGGAATCAAGCATCTCTTCGGAGGTGCTTTTTTCATACCAATTTTTATGAGAAGGAGGATTTGATCATGAAGGAATTTTGGAATGCGATCCAGTTCGTTTTCACCGCAGTCGGCGGTTGGCTCGGCTGGTTCCTGGGAGGGTGTGACGGCCTTTTGTATGCGCTGATTGCCTTTGTGGTGGCGGACTACATCACGGGCGTGATGTGCGCCATCATCGACCACAAGCTGTCCAGCGAAGTCGGCTTCAAAGGCATCTTTCGGAAGGTGCTGATTTTCATGCTGGTCGGTGCAGCGAATATTTTGGATGTCCATGTGATCGGCACTGGTTCTGTCATGCGTACCGCTATTATTTTCTTCTACATCTCCAATGAAGGTGTGTCCCTTCTGGAAAACGCAGGCCACTTGGGTCTGCCCATCCCGGAGAAGCTGAAGGCAGTATTGGCGCAGCTCCACAACC